GCCACTGCTCAAGCAGAACTCAACGTAAGCAGCCAAGCCTACCTAGCATCCACAGATTGGTACATCACACGCCATGCAGAAACAGCAGAGGCAGTGCCAGAAGCAATAACTTTAGCTAGGGCAACAGCAAGGGCGGCAATAGTATGAGCGTAACTTACAGAGGCGAAACATTCTCTGGCTACAACAAACCCAAAGCCAGTGCGAAAGGCAAGAAGTCACACGTTGTCTTGATCAAAGATGATGGCAAGGATCGTATGATCCGCTTCGGAGAGAAGGGTGCAGTTACGGCAGGAGCACCAAAGAAAGGTGAGTCAGCCACAATGATAGCCAAACGCAAATCATTTAAAGCACGACACGCTAAGAATATCGCTAAAGGTAAAACTTCAGCAGCTTTTTGGTCTTCAAAAACGAAATGGTGAGGAGGTGATCTTGGGTCTGTATTCAAACATTCACGCAAAGAAGAAGAGGATCGCGTCAGGGTCTGGAGAGACCATGAGAAAAGCTGGAGCGAAGGGTGCTCCAACCGCAAAGAATTTTAAACAAGCAGCAAAAACCGCAAAGAAGAGGAAGTAGAATGCCAAACGTAAAAGGAAAAAAGTTCCCTTACACAGCCGCAGGAAAGAAAGCAGCCGCAGCATACGCTGCTAAACCTTCGGTAAAGAAGAAACCGATGAAGAAGCCCATGAAGAAAACAATGTCGAAGTTTGGCTACTAAGAGTTTGAATAATGTGGTCGTCTCCACTTGAGCTGTATCCTGTACATGTAGCCCCCCAAGCACCTACTGGCCAAGCCTATGTACTAGAACCGCAAGTGGAGTACCGACTCCAGTCTTACACTCCCGTCCAGCCTCCCAAGGCTCCTTACCAAATAATGCAAGACAACTATTACTCTAAGAGGTTGTGGATATGCTAGCAGAAATCGCCATCGCCAATGCAATCTGGAAGACTTTATCGACTGCCCTCAAGAACGGCAAGCAATTCTATGAGATGGGTACACAAGTTAATGACTACCTTTCAGCAACTCAAAAAGTAAAAGAGAAAGCTGGAGATGCTAACAGCAGGGGAACTCCACTAGAAGCCTTTAACTACAACGAGACTTTGAATCGCCAGAGGAGTGAGCTGGAGCACCACCTAAAAAAGAGTCGATTAAATGGGTGGAGTGACTTTGTAAAATTCGAGGCTGAGTGGCACAGAGAGCGAAGAGAAGCGGAGAAGGAAAAAATAAACGCTCGTATTAGGAGAAACAACAAAATCCAAAAGGATATTGCGTTAGCTATTAATATAGGAATCTGTATGATAATAGCACTAGGATTATTATTTGGAATAGCTGTCTACATGAAAGGATATTATTAGTGAGTGATTTGACAAAAGAAGAGAAGAATGAAATAGCTGAATTAGCAGCAGACAAAGCTTATGAAAGGTTTTACCTAGCCGTAGGTAAATCAGTAACTAAAAAGATTATGTGGATTGCAAGTGCAGTGTTGTTTGCTTGTTGGCTTTACTTTCAAGAAGGAACATTCTAATGGGTATATTAAGTAGTCTCTTTGGAGGTGGTAGTGCTGTTGCACAGCCTATAGAAGCCATTGGTAACATCATAGATAGTGTGTTTACATCAGATGAAGAAAGGGCACAAGGCGAACTACTTAAGCAGAAGTTAGCTATGCGTCCCTCTATGATGCAAGCAGAGATTATGAAAGTACAGGCTAATCACAGGTCTACTTTTGTGGCTGGAGCTAGACCCTTTCTCATGTGGGTATGTGGCTTAGGTTTCTTGTTTGCATTTGTTATTAACCCTATCCTACAATGGATTGCACCAGAGCTAGGTAGCCCTGATCTACCCTTAGATGCAATGCTCGAACTTACGTTAGCAATGCTTGGCCTAGCAGGGCTTAGAACAGTAGAAAAACTAAATGGTAAAGCCACATGAAAACACATAAAGAAATGGTAAACAACGTACTTGTGAGGCTACGGGAACGTGAAGTTGACAGTGTTAACGAGAATAGCTACTCAAAGCTAATTAGCTTATTTATTAATGACGCTAAAGAGTTTGTTGAGTCAGCATGGAATTGGTCTGTACTTAGGCAGACATTAACAGTAGTTACCCAAGATGGTGTATTCAACTATGTTCTTACAGGCTCAGGTAACAATGTATCTATAATTGACGTAGTGAATCTTACAGGTAATTCATTTTTAAAATATAAAGACCCACACTGGTTTAACAACGTATTTCTTAACTCTGAACCAGCTAAAGGTAATCCTGATTACTATGTATTCAATGGTGTAAGTGTAGGTGGCGACACACAGGTAGACTTGTATCCTATTCCTAGTGGAGTATTTACAATCTATTTTAACGTCATTATGAGGTCACAGGAACTTGTAAATAATGCAGATACAATACGTGTACCTACTTTACCAGTACAAGCTTTAGCTTACGCTATGGCCCTAGAGGAACGTGGTGAAGATGGAGGAATGTCAGCAGTATCAGCTAAGGCTCTTGCTTCTGTTTACCTATCTGACGCTATTGCACTAGATGCTAACAAGCACCCTGAGGAACTGATCTGGGAGGCTTGCTAAAGATGGCTAAACAACTAATGTCTTCCTCTATTTCAGCACCAGCGTTCTACGGGTTAAACACTCAAGAGTCTGGTGTTACGTTACAGGAAGGTTTTGCACTACAAGCAGACAACTGCGTTATAGATAAGTATGGACGACTAGGCTCACGTAAGGGCTGGCAGACTTTAAGTACAAAAAAGGATGGTTCAGCCAATGGAAACAATGGTGTAAACCTTACGGGCGTATCTAACTTTAAGGATGTTGTAGGCGCTGATACACTTTTGTCATTTAGTGTCAACAAGTTTTACAAAGGACTTACTAACTTAGTAACTCTAACACCCTCAACTGGTGACACTATAGCTGCTGGTAACTGGCAGACTGCTACATTGAACAATCATCATTATTTCTTCCAACGTGGTTACTTACCACTTGTGTATACTAATGATGGAGGTGCAGACACTTTTCAATCAATAGTAACACACTCAGGTAGGGCAGGTACTCCTCCAAGTGCCCATACAGTCTTGGCAGCTTATGGTCGTTTATGGGCTGCTGACACAGCAACTAATAAGAATACAGTTTCTTTTACTGATGTTCTTGATGGTACTGCATGGTCAGGAGGTACTTCTGGTAACATTAATATATCTTCTGTACTTACACAGGGCATGGATGAGATTGTTGCCTTAGGTGCCCATAACGGATTCTTAGTTATCTTTTGTAAAAACAACATTATTATTTATGGTGATGGAAACAACTTCCAAGCAGGTATGACTACTTCTAGTTTAACCTTAGTGGAGGTAATCGAAGGTGTTGGTTGTATTGCTAGAGACTCAGTACAGAACACTGGTGAAGACATATTGTTCTTAAGTAACACTGGTATACGTTCATTAAGTCGTACCATACAAGAGAAATCTCAGCCTATGAGAGACATCTCTAAGAATGTACGTGATGATGTAATACAGGCTATTAACTCTGAGAACATTAATTTAATTAAGTCAACATACTCACCTACTAATGCTTTCTACCTTATAACTTTCCCTACGTCACAACAGACTTTTGTGTTTGACACTAGGACGCCTTTAGAGGATGGGTCATTCAGAGCAACTATCTGGCCCTCTGTATCGCCTAAAGGATTCTTGTCTATAGACTCTACTTTGTATTTTGCAGAGGCTAACGGAATAGCAGAGTACAAAGGTTATCAGGATGATGGTTCTAAATATGAAATGGCTTACTACAGCAGATTCTTTGATCTAGGTATGGCTAATGTTTCTAAAATAGTAAAGAAGTTATCAGCCACTACAGTAGGTGCTACAGGCCAAACCTTTGCATTAAAGATTGGTTATGATTATAGCCCAGTATATTTTAGTTATACATTTACTTTAGATACAGGAACAGTATTTGAATATGGTATAACCGAGTATGGCATAGGTAAGTATTCTGGGTCAGTTCTAATAGACGAACAAAAAGCATCAACACAAGGCGCAGGTGACATTATACAGATAGGCTTTACTACTGATATAAGTGGCGCACCTATGTCATTACAGAAAATTTCATTATATGCCAAACAAGGTAAGGTACTTTAAATATGTCTAATTATACTAAAGCAACTAACTTTGCATCAAAGGACGCTTTACCTACAGGTAACGCACTCAAGACTGTAAGTGGTACTGAGATTGATGACGAGTTTACAAACATTGCTACAGCCGTAGCTACTAAATCTAATTTAAGTGCGCCTACGTTCACAGGTATTCCAGCAGCACCTACACCTGCTACAGCAACAAACAGCACACAGGTAGCTACCACAGCGTTCACACAGGCTGCTATAGTGGCTGGTGTGGCTACTAAGGCACCAATAGATGCCCCTACGTTCACAGGCGTCCCTGCGGCTCCTACGGCCTCCTCAGGCACTAATACTACACAGTTGGCTACTACAGCCTTTGTACAGGCCGCTACGCCCACAGCAGCTACTATAAATGCCGCAGCATATCCTGTAGGCTCTGTGTACACCTCAGTAGTTGCTACTAACCCAAACAGCTTGTTAGGCTTAGGTACTTGGGTAGCCTTTGGTTCTGGTCGTGTCTTAGTTGGTATCAATGCAAGTGACAGTGACTTTAACACAGTAGAAGAGACAGGCGGTGCTAAGACTGATTCACATACTCTTACACTAAACGAAATACCTAGTCACGTTCATGGCTACACAGGTGTACAAGGTAATGGTAATCCTGATGGTTCGTCAGATTCTGTTGCAGCAGGACAACCTACTTCATACCCTAGGCAAACTGAGCTAGACTATGAAGGTGGTGGAGCAGCCCACTCACATGACATTGTACAGCCGTATATTGTCGTATACTTTTGGAAGAGGACAGCGTAATGCCTAGTATAGATGACGGATATGGTAACAAGAGTACGCAGTCACGTGTTAACGAATACAATGGAGGTAGGAATAATAATGATCAAGGTAATGGTGATGGACAAGCAGCAGCAGCACAGTTAGAAGCAGCTAGGGTAGCTTTAGGTCAAAAACAAGAGGCCGCTAGGCAACAAGCAGCAGCAGTAGAAGCACAGCGTCAACAACGAGTAGCTCAGGAACGTGCCCAAGCTAACCTAGCCATAAGTCGTGCTCAGGAAATGCAACAGTATTCTAATAACGTACCTGTAGATGACCGCAGCACTTATGGTGGTCAACAGACAGATATGTCAAGAGCCGATGCAGCTATCATGGGTCAAGACTTTAGACCTCAAATGCCTACTAGTTTAGGAGGTATGTTGCAAATGGCTGGTTCTCCTTTCTCACCTTTTATACAGTCTTTTGCAGATCAGACTCGTTACGGCATGAGTCCAGCTTCACAAGCAATCTTTGATGGTTTAGACCCTACTCAACGTAACAACATTGGTTCTATGCAAGATCAGGTTAACTATGCACGTAACCAAGTGAGGCAAGATCAAGCAGCACCTAATAGTTACACTGGCCCTCAGAAGCCTAGTAACTTTAGTGACCAACAATGGAATAGTATGACACAAGGACAGAAACAGTTTATGAGTCCTGAGGGTGCTTTTGGAGGCCA